GCTCAGTGTTTTGATTACGCTGGCATTATCGAAAACATCCATTGTGAACAAATTTTCACAAAATTGCCATTGGCTAAAGCCTCTCAGCGTTTGCTGCCTGACCCAAAATCATGTGCAACACCGCGCCGATTCTTAACTGTTGGTCGTCCTAACGTCTACGGTTATGCAATCAATGGTTCATTAAACGCTGACGTTGCAACCGCTTGCGAAGTTGAGTACAAGTTGGGTGGTTTCCACTACACTCGTATGAAGCGCAACAAGCTAGACAACTTGGTTTCATGTACGATTGACGAAGTTAACAAGGAAGTCATGCGCCAAGGCGAATTAGCTCTGGCAGAAGACGTTGATGCTCGTATGTCATGTAACTTGCCTGCATTGGCATCTGCATGTACACAAGGCAATAACGCTGGTATGTCTGGCATCGCATTGGGTACACTTGCTAATCCAGTTGAATTGTCACGCAAAATTGATGATGGCACAAAGACCTACGCATGGGATTACCTCATGGCTGGTCAACAAGTCATTGACGAAATGGGCTTGGGCGCATCCGATATTGCAGTTGTTGCTCCAGTAGCATTCAAATACTTGTTGGCAAATTCACAACACGGTACAAATGTTGAATTGAGTGGCGGCACTTCTAGCTACATGGATAGCAAGTTCTGCGGTTCTATTTCAGCACGTTGCGGCATGGAAGTTTACGCTGGCAATTGTATTACCCAAGTTGGCAAAACAAGCGCAACACCATCAAAGCCAATCTATCGTATTCTTTGGATTAAGAAGAAATACTTTGACATGGCAATGGGCATGGTTTTGAATGAAACTGGTGTTCGCAATGGTGCTGGCATGGATTTGTTTGATACCACAATGATTCGTGATGGCTGGGCGGTAACGCATAAAGAAGCAATCGCAGTCGGTTACTTCACAATCTAAGGAGAAAATAAAATGACAGTATATAACCTTGCAGTTGGCGGTGGTCGAATCCGCAATATGTCTTGCGGTGGCGTGTTCTATCCGCAAAATTACCCTAGTTGCTGCGACTTGGGTGGCCCCGATACAGCCCATAACGAAAATGCTAATCAGTATTTCCGTGCGTTGAACTTTGGCGGCGAAAAAGCTTTGGCTTGCTGGTGTGATGAGAATAGCGCAAATATCGCTGCTGGCGATAAATTGGTTCTATTTCCAATTCACGCAGGTCACTTGGCAAAATCTTTGTCATTCCGCAACATTCACGGCTGTGCAGGCTTGAAGTATCACTTTGAAGTCATTGATTTGGCTGCATTGGAAGCTAACCCTGCTGCTGCGCCTGAGTTGACATTTGATGCTGTTGATGGCGCGGTTTCGGTAGATGCTTGGGTTGATATAACAGCATTGAACGGCGGTGAGCCTTATTTCGGTAAAGTGTTTGGCACTGTTGCTGGTAAACCTTGTGCAGAGCATAAAGTTTTGGCTTTGGTTCTTGACGCGCTCCCAGTTGATGGTGCAGAGCCTGCTTCTGGCGTATGTGTTCCATGCACACAATTGAAGCTCGGCTGTGGTGGAAACTGCAAATTGTCTTGCATTAACGTCGAAGTTACCGTTCCTGTAGAGGTTCATGGCGGCTTGCGTACAGTTTAAACTAAGACTATTGTAAGTTTCATATAAGTTAGTGGTAAGATATGGGGGCGGTGTAAGACCCGTCCCTGTATTTTTACCACTACTAAACATGCAAGCTAACGCAAAAGACCACAACCACAAATTAGCCCATAACTTCAAATACGGTTACTCCGTAAACATTGATGTTGAAAAGGGGCAAGAGTTTGGAACATTTAATGTAATTAATCGAGACAAGAAAGGCGTTTTTTACGCTATTCATGGCTCAGGATTTTCCAAGGTAGCTGCTTATTACACCGACGAAATGGTGACTGATGACCCAGCAAGTAGGCTGCATCACTTTACAAACGTGATGGATGTTATCGAAGGGCGAAAGTCAAACAAAGCATTAGGTGTTTTGGTTCGACAAGCTGGTTTAGAAGACAATGCAGAAGCATTAAAAAATGTGTTAGCTGAATTTGGCGCAAATGGCAGCGTAAATGCAGATAGGATTAACTTAGCATCTGAAATAGTTGCAGCAGCTAAAGAGGGCGCTAACTTAGATATGAAGGATTACCTCTGATGAATCCATACGTTAACGGTGACGATATGCCCGTAGAGCATAAAAAGGCTTACTGGTATGTATTTAATACCCAAGAGCGAGACGGGTACTTTGCAGCAATTGATAAGCAGCCATATTTCCCAGAGGAAATGACGCAGTTTGTAGTTAAGTCATTCGATGATTACTTAACAAAAAATCAAATGGATGTAGAGATTGCACGAATCTTAGGTGTCCGATTAGACGCTATTGATTTACCAGAAGAGCAAAAAGATTACATCAAAAAAGAAGTCAAGCTAAAAGAGTTTGCAATGCACTGGGAAAAGTGGCGTAACGAAACTAAATTTAGCATTCGGGCTTACGCAAAGCAAGTCCTCAGTTTTGGTTATGAAAATGGTGGTGTAAAAATCCATGATTCTGATGCAACCAAGCTAAACAACCAAGACCCTACAGTTCCTGACGAAATCATAAACATAGCGTATGACCAAATGATGCGCTGGAAAATGAATCGAGAAGCAAATGTCCTGTAGTTTGCTAACAAAAAAGGTTTGACATGTCCTGTGAAACATTAAGCCAATGGGTTGAAAAGCTGCGCATCCTTTCGGTTGACCGAGAGGATATTTCATTTCCGCTAGACGAAAAGGTAAACGCACTAAACATGGCGGTACAAGCTATATCTTTAATGCGTCCTGATTTGTACACGGAAACCATCGAGGTTGAGCTAAAAGCTGGAGCAGAACAAACCTTACCTACAGGCGTAACTGCTATCGTTGGTGATATTCGCACCATCTGTATTGGCAAAGACGGCAAACAAACTGATGGTAATGTTGCAAAAATAGCTGACGAAGGCGAAGTCAGAGCATTTTCTTTTTTCAAAGATAAGAAATGCGTTGGTGAAAATGCAAAATACACAAGCGACAACACATGCTCCAAATGGCAGCTTGGCAGTTACACGCATGACCCACGCGCACCGCAAAGGTTGCTTGTACAGCCTCCTATTCCAGATGGTTTAAAGCCTAAAATCAAAGTAGTTGTACAGCGTTGTCCCGATTGTTTCACATGGAACACGGACAAAGACAAAGAACTGCCTTGTAAGTATGGAACTGCTATTGCAGAATATGCACTTTACGCTTTATACAACACTGAGCAAGAGAGCGAGTATTCAAAAGCTAGGGCGGATTCGCACTTTAAGCGATATACAGACTTAATGGGGCTTGGTTATCGTGCTGATTCACGCTATGGTAGTGGGTATTATTTGGGACAAGTAGGCGATAAAGACCTAGCGGTTGTACGAGGCTGATACGCTTGCAATTAGTGGTCATTATGTAAAAATGTCAATATGCAAACTGTACCATTATCGGCATTTTTCCCTACTGTATTAAGCATAGCCTCAACAGCCTCTACAGCTGCGGCTGAACACTTTATTCTGCAAGCTGCTATCGAAGCGGCAAAGCGTACTAGGTCAATCAAACAATCTAACGCTGTAGATGCCCAAGCAGGTGTAAGCGAATATCCTATTCCTTTGCAAGACGGCTATAGTTTAGTCGTGATTGAGCAGGTATCCGTTAACGGAGTTTGCTACAAGCCTACCAGAGAGCGACCATGCCCTAAAGCGCCCGTCATTCAACAGACAGATTGTAATAAGCCATGCGAAACATCATGTCCTACAGTTAAAGCGTGTGATGCTGGTACGCTGCAAAGCAATTGCGGCACATCATGGGGTGGTAGTGGCACTTTCTATGTTAACGCTGGCACAAGCATCATACTTGACCCAGCTCCAGTAAGTGATATTGATGGTGCAATTCAAGTCGAAATGGCTGTATCGCCTTCACGCTTTGCTTGTGAAGTTCCAATTGAGTTTTGGGAGCAGTGGAGTCAGGATATTTCAGAAGGCGCATTGTCTAATTTACTGCTTCAAATAGGTGCAAAACACTTTAAGCCAGACTTAGCTGCCTACTATCAAAAAAAATGGGAACGTTCGCTTCGTCGAATGAGAGGACAAAACTTTGTGAACTATGTAACTGGTGACGAAACAATCAGACCTGAGGTGAATCTGTGGTGAAGTTCATTGAATTAACACCTAAATCGTCTAAAGTGTGCTTTCCCGTACCGAGAGTAAGTAGCAAGCCTTTCCCGATTAACAACTTGACAATGCGAGTTACGCGAGAGGGGCAAAAGAACCCGATTGCAGAATATCCAGTTGAGTATGGAGAATCGGGAACTATTTGCTTTTTGATTGACGATGATTTAACAAGCGCAAAAGCTGGCTGGTACATTGGCGTTATCAGGCATTGTGGAAAACCTGTGCACAACGTGCGAATGAAAGTGCCAAGATATGCGTTTGGCGATGCTTCGGTGATAGATTCAAAGTACGATTGTGGAGATGGTGATTGTGCTACAGAAGAAAAGTGTCAGACACAAGAGTGTGTAGCTACTTGCGGCGGTTGCAGCAAAGGCTGCTTGGGTTGTAACAAGGACTAAATATGTTTATAGGTTTAGATGGGGTAGTTGAATCCCTAACAAATTCAATATCAGCAACAGAGACTGAAATCCCTGTAAGCGGTAGTGTCGCTACGTTAATTGGAACAAACACTAGCAAACTACGAATTACAGACGGCGTTTACACTGAATATGTCAAAGTAACTGGCGTATCAGGAACTAAGCTAACAGTTGTACGTGGTCAAGATGGCACTACTGCGAGGGCATGGGCTTCTGGCGCGTGTGTTAGTTATGTTATGACAACAGCTACTGTGTGTGAACTTATAGCCCAAGGCGGTTGCGGAACAACGGGAGCTTGTACTGCTGTAACCTACGGAACAAAAAGCGTTCCACAAGCCGTTATAGGTATGCCTTGGAGCGCAGTTGTTGCTTTTGCCAATTCTACAGCCGTAAGCGTAGAAGCAAAGCCATCATGGGCTTCTGCTGTAATCAATACTGGCGTTGCCATTCTGACTGGGACACCGCCAGTAGGAGCAGTTACCGAGCCATTAATTGTCAAAGCAAATGGTTGTAACGCAAGTGTAGTAGTTGTACATGATTCTGTCAGTATTTGCGAACAGGTGGGCGCATGATAGCTCTAACATTCCCAAACGCTACTAAGGGCATACCTTACAACGAGTGCGTTGAAATATCTGGCACTTTACCAATTAAGTTACTTAGCTCAAATGTAGAAGGCGTGAAGATTGTGGGCAATATGCTTTGCGTAAGCATTGCAAGCCCTCAGTCAGACATTGATATTGCAGTATCGCTTCAAGGAGCTTGCACAACTTGTAAGCCAGTCACAGCGTCAGGTGGAATAGTTGTGAGCGCAGGCGGCTGTGAATGTACGCCAGTTTCAATACAAGCACAAACCGTGCCAACTTTGGTTTTAGGTGAAGATTATTACGCAGCTATTGAAATTAGCGGGACTGGGCCATTTGAATTTTGTGGTGCAAGTGTCCCACGCTGCATGAATGCAAAGATTAGCGGCAATATTGTGACTATTTCAGGCAAACCAGAAGTTGCAGGCGCTGTTATTTTCAGCGTTAAATCAACGTGTGAGCCATGTTCTGACTGCGTAACATTTCGGATTGATTAAACAATGACTTGTACAACAACTAGTACAACTGACGAAAATGGGTTGACTACCACGCCTACAGAAATAGGTTATGGTTGTGCGCCAGTGTGTACAGAGTGTGAGCCGCCATCAAGCCAAACGCTGACAATCAACGTAGAGCAAGGCGAAACATTTAGTCAGACACTAAACCCTGATTCAAGTGCGCCACAAACAGTAAATGCTGTCAGTACAGACGGGTGGGCTATTGCGGAAGTTGTTGGCGGGTTAGCTGTACTTAATGGAACTGCACCTAATGTGTCTGGAACATACCCGCAAGTTATTATTGTTGGCAACGAATGTGGGCAAGCAACGGTAGTTGTAAAAGTTATTGTTGCAGCGCCATTATGTTCAGCGCCTGATAATATAACTAGAGACATAAGCGTTAATACTTCTTCTAGGGTTGTTAGTGAAAGCATTGCGTTGTCCAGCAACGGTCAATCAATTGCCACAACATCTTTGCCGTCAGGTGTATCTGCAAATATTTACGGAACACAGTTGTTAATAACTGGTACATATAGCGGAACATTGCCAGCTTCTTATTCTGTAACTATTAAATCAAATTGCGGAAACTACACTGCTACTGGTACGCTATTGGCGTGTGTTGCAATGACGCAAATAGGAACTTCTGGCACTAATGAGCTAGAAAATGGAGTTGCTACAAACTATTGTGTTACTCTGAATGGCATTGGCGCTTCTGTTTTAGAGGTAACTGGACTACCTATTGGTCTTAGTTATGTAATAACTCAACCATCAGCTACCACTACTCAAATTTGCTTAGATGGGCAGCCAGTAGGATTACCTGATAGTGGCAGCATAGTTTTTAAACTACAAAACTCATGCGGCATATTAACAGTAACATTGCCGTACACTAAAAAAATTCCAGTCGCAGGGGCATGTACAGCTACGGCAAAATTAAGCGAGACTGGAGCGCAAACATTTACCTACGGCGTTGCAGGGGCACTTTGCTACACGTACACAGGTCAAGCGTTAACGATGATTAACGCTGATACACCACCATTAGGGTTGACAATGGCGGTAAGCGGTACAGACCCTTGGACAGTTTGTTTATCAGGAACGCCCGTACTTGACCTTGGCATTGGAAACGGCGTTGCAGGCACTGTTGGCTTTGAATTAAAAGGCGATTGCGGCACAACTAGCCACAATATCCCTTACATTATTCCAGCACAGCCAGCCACGCCTACATATTGTGTTGGCGTGTATGAGTACAGCAGCACAACAAAAGTGTTGACTGTATGGGGCGCTGCTCCTAGCTCGACAGTATCAATCTTGAATGCAACTCCATCAACATTGGCGCTAGATGCCTTTGGATATGGTACGGTGACATTAACACCTACAGCGGTAGCACCACAATGCGTAGAAATATCACACCCGACTTGTGCGCTTGTGCGTAAACAAGTAGAAATTCTGGAGTGCCCGTGAGAAGCATACGCTTTGCTGGGATGATGCTTGCGGCTGACTCACGTCAGTTACAAGGTCATTTTGCCAGCTATGCTAAAAATACTCGATTATGGGATGGCAGGCTGCGAGCATACAAAAAGCCACGAAAAGCATTGAGCTGTAAGCCAAAGGAAATAGCATATTGGGACTGCTTGGAGTGCATTGAACCATGTACGGTACAGCATGGACTTTGCACGGTGAATGACCGAGTGACGGCTAAGAACGGTAGTTTGTTTCACGCAGATGGAACGCCCGTTGGTATGCCGCGACCAACCACTGCGCCTACAGTAACACTATCTGAAACTGGCGATGACTGGGTTTACTTTAGATATTCAACTGTCAATGACCACGGCGAAGAAAGCCCTAAAAGCGACCCGTCACCACGTTTTAGAGCAGGTGTAGCATCATGGGTCACATTAAAAGGTCAATCGCCTATGCGCGTGTATGCGTACCCTAGCGGTCAATTAGACGCAAGCATTACAGAAGATGACTTTATCGACTGGAATAAACATGAAATGTTGGTTGGTGAATTTGATTCAAACACAGCCGTATTTCCTTTTGATTTCAGTAAATGGACAGTAAGCGGTGATGGCTACGACACGGACGATTGGTGTACGCCAGAAGCGTGTTGCATTGTACGTAATGAAGATATGCATTACGCCACATACAGCGGTAAGAATGTATGGGTTTCAGAGCGCAACTTAGTTCATGCTTACCCGCGCAGGCAGATGGTTCAGTTAGACAACGAAGTAAAGGCGTTATTACCTTACTACGACGTGTTTTTTGCACTTACTGACGGTGAGCCTGAGTTGATTCGATTACCGCAAATACAAGGTGGCGCATACGATGGCATGGTTGAAGTGCAGCCTATGAAGTTTGCAAACCAACACCCGCTAGAAGGTCCAGCCGTTAAAACAGATTTTGGCGTGATGTACGTGTCTCGCATGGGGATAGTTGCTTTAAGCCCTACTGTACCAACAGGACTATCATTAGTTACACGACAAGTCTTAAACGAAGATACTTGGCAAAAATATAAGCCTACAGCGGCGGTTTATGCCAATGGCGTGTTCTACGGATGGAATGATAAAGTAGGTTTTGCCTTTGACATGAAGGAAAACAACCAAGGGCAATATGAGCTACAGCAGTTTATTGAGCTTGATGGCGGGGCAGTAGCAGCGTTGTCAGGTAAAGACGGCGTGATGTACTACGGCAAAGACGATGTACAAGCGTGGGATGATGGCGTTGGCTACATGGAAGCTGATTGGCACAGTAAATGGTTTGTAGAGCAAGGAAGCCGTGTTTTAACCGCTGCAAAGATAGTTGGCGAGAATATAACAGGCGTGATATTTGAGCTTTGGTACAGAACATCGTGTGATGGAGAAAAGTTGCTTTATCAAAAAACAATAGATTGTGATAAACCCTTTAGATTGCCAAAGATACGCGCTATGGAATATCAGATACGGATTAAAATACCAGCATCAGATAAAGAAATAGCTGTGCATGAATTTCATGTTGCACCTAGTATCTACGATTTAACGAAAGAAAATTGATGACTTGGAATACTGAAAAGCAAGCAGTTCGGACAATTTTAGAGCGTCACTTAAACGGTGATTCTGCTGATTTGTGCATGAGATATTTTGAAGTTGTTAAATCTGTAGATGCAGTTGCACAGGGTGATGCCCATTTATGGACAATCCCAAAGGCTTACACCGACATTCTTACAGGCTTTATCGGCAATAAATTCTTTGAACAACACAAATCCTATTTAATTCCATCAATGGTACATGGATTAGTTGCATGGGTAGATGGCGTAGGGCAATTAAAAGACACAGGCTTGAGCGAGGAAGCCCAAGTAGCAGCACACATGTCTCGTCGTCAATTCCATGAGGTTGCATGTATGTGCGCTACTTTATTGGGACGTGATGCAAGCCCTATTCGCAAAGAATTAACTGATGTTAAAACGCTATGACCGCAACAGTAACAAATAGTGGCTTTGCATCTAAAGGTGATGCAACAGAAGTAAGAAATTATCCATTTTATGATGCAAATGGTGCATTTAACTATAAACAATATAGTGATGCACTAGCACTTCAAAAAAAACTATCATGTGAATTTAATTTATGCGCTTCTAGTATTATGCAAGCGTTTATATTGGCTGTTGGCGCATACAAGCAATACAAAATGTATGACCAGCAAGGTGATATGTACGAAGCTCAGAAAAAGTACCTTGACGAAACAAGGGAAATTATGAAGGACAACTACAACAGCTTGTTTAAACCACAATATCAAGCCTCTACAGGGCATTTGTGGGGTTACGTTAACAACTGGGGTAAAGGTGTTATTGAAACCGCAGCAGCTTGCGGTACACGTATTTGCGAGTATGTGCGTGACCAAGAAGTATTTAACCGCGCAATGGCACAAGTTCCATCATTTGTTAACAAAGCAAAGCGAATCGGGATGCGCTCACTCAAGCGTGGTCAAGTAGGAATATGCTGTGATAACGAGTTTAGATTTGGCGCTTTGCAAGCAGGATTGATGACAAAAGCATTAAACCTAGCAGAGCGTTACGAGGACGACAAAGCACTTCGTTGGAATCAGTTTTATTGGGGGCGCATGAGTGGAGCAGCAGCAATGGCTGGCAATCAATATTCGACAGCAGCAAACCTTGTAAATGGTGCATCTAGTGGTGTTAGTAGCGTTGTCGGACAAATGGGGCAAAGTGTAAACTCAGGCGCTCAAGTGGCTCAACTTGGCATGAACGCACTCGACAGCAAAGCAGGGTTCTGGGGTGGTTTAGGTGGACTAGCTGGCATGATGGCAGGGCAGCAAGGAGGTTCACAATCTGTTGCGCCTAGTAGCGGCATGTTTGGCGGAAGCCAGCCTACTATTGGGGGAACGCCATCATCAGGTAATTTCGGCGGCATGGGGACAAGTCAATGGATGGCAAATCCCATAAATTCACAACAAGGAATGGGGCCGCCTCAAGATAGTAGCTCTATGATAAATGGGTTTTTCTAAGGAATAAATATGGCAGCAAGGTCAATGGGTTCACTAAGTGCATGGGATAACTTCTCAGAATCATACATGAAAGCACGAGAAGAACGAGCTAGAGAAGAGCGTGCTAAAGAGCTATCAATGCGTGAGTTTGACGCTAATCAACGCGCTTGGAATCAGGAGCAACGTACTGATGATTTATATCAAAGCTATACAAAGCCATCTAATGCTTATGGGCTAGACAATGCGAGAATGACAAATGAACTTGGTGCTGCAAACCAGCAAGGTCTAGTTGATTGGGCTAAATTTAATTCTGGTGTAACCAGCGGATTTACCACGCAAGAAAACATGATGCAAGAAATTGCAAGGCAAAATTACAATGCAAATAACAAATTTAGAACAGCAGAAGCAATATCAAAAGTGCCACAAAATATATATAACGATGCAGTGACTGCAAAGTATTTTTCAAATGCAAGTGGTGTTCCTGAAGCGCGATGGAAATATGAAAACTTTAATCCAAGAAATCTAGCTTTGGAGCAAACCCTGAATGAAAACGATTTAATGCAAAGGCGAGATGCTCAATCTGATGTAACGAATAAAACTGCAACAGAAAAAGCAATTGCAGCGCGTCCAGCATCAACTTATGGTGATATGTTTACGCCACGTATGTATAGCACAACATCTGGCGTTACACCGCAACCACAAGCCGCCAAAGCTACTGCAACAGTAACTAACCCAGCAGCCCCAGTAGCGCAATCACCAATGGCAGCTATGGCAACGAAACAGCCAGCGGCAGCAGAAACAAAATTACCAGTTGATAGCTGGATAAAGCCAGAACATAAAGCAATTGCTACAGAAATACAGGTTGCAAAAAATGAATTAGCCAAAGCCGCTCAAAGTGGAAATTCAGCTCAACAAATAAACGCCGCAATGAGAGTTCAGCAATTAACAAATTCTTTAAACGCATCATTGTCTGGAATGCAGCAGGGGCTATCTGAAAATATAAAAGCAAGGCTTGGTGTTTACTAAAAATGGATATTAAACAATTTGCAGCGCAACAAGCAGTACGCTATGGTTTAACTCCAGAGATGTTTCTCGCTCAAATTAAGCAAGAATCAAACTGGAATACAAATGCTGTAAGCCGTGTAGGAGCGCAAGGCTTAGGGCAAATTATGCCAGCCACAGCAAAAGAGCTTGGCGTAAAAAATGTCAATGACCCATACGAAAATATAGAGGCATCCGCCCGCTACATGGGGCAGTTAAAAAACAGATTTGGCTCAGAAGATTATGCAAGACTTGCCTACAATTGGGGGCAAGGTAATGTCGCATCATATTTGAGAACAGGAAAAGGCGCTAAAGGGCAGGCTATTCCAAAAGAAGCAGAAGAGTACAACACTAGAATTTACTCACATGCAGGGAAAGGTACAAATGACCCAATGGCAACAATGGCTAGTTATAAGCCACGTAGAGATGTAGCGCAATCCGCACCAACAGCAAATAACGGAAAACCGTTGCGTGGCGTAATGGACATGGGGATTGCAAATATTGAAAACGAGCTATTATCAAACCCGCAGTCTTATGCAAAAAAAGCATTTATAGAAGACATGGTTTCAAGTGTTCCGCAACAAGACCCTTACACTACTGATTTAGAAATAAAACTCAGTAAAATGTTTGATGAAACAGAAATCCTACCTAAAGAGTATATGAATGGCTAATAAAAACGATATTTTTGGAATTTTATCAGAGCCAGAAGAATTGCAAGCTGTTGCATGGAAGCAGCGCGACCCAATGGCTGAAATGGCTGCTAGGCTAAAGCAAGATGAATATCGTAGCCAATTAAAAAGCAAGCAAGTAGAAGAACAAAACAAAGCTGCTTTTAATGCTGGTGTTGCTGAACGTGTTTATAACTGGGACGCATATCAACAAAAGTTTTTAGATGATGTTGAGAGTAGAACTGGCGTAAGACCTGATGGCGAAGTAAAAGTAAAGCTACTTGACGGCGTTTACAACGAACTAAAAAAGGCTACAGGCAAAGGCGACCTCAACACCTACATGAGTGAAAATGTCATTAAGCCAAGCATCATGGCTGAAATGCAAGCATCTGCTGCAAAGAACCAAGCTAAAGCTGATAAAGCAAGTGGGAAAATTAGTGAAAGTTCAACTTTCCTTGGTGGCGTTGGTGACGTTGCATTAAGCCTAGGGCAAAGTGTAGTAGGACTTGGTGAAATTGGCGGGCGACTTGTTGGGGCAAATGATTTTGCTGGTGGCGCAGCTAATGTTCGTGAGTGGTTACAAACAAATAAAACAGACGCTTCACAAGCAGAGCGCAAAAAGCTGCAAGAAGCTGTTGCAAAAGCAGAGAAAAACGGAAACACAAAAGAAGAAGTGTTTGCGTACTTGGATATGTTCAAAGCACAACCGCTTGAGTTCTTAGCTGAAACAATTGGACCGACATTAGGCATTGGTGCAGTTGCGCGAGGTGGTGGAAAAGTTGCAGCAAAAGTACTCGGCAAAGAAGCCGCTAAAACTGGAGCAATAGCAACAGGCACTACAGCGGGTGCTGCATTTGGACTTGGTGAAGTAAAAGGTAATCAATACGAAACAACATACAACGAAGCAATAGCCAGAGGTTTTGACGAACCAAAAGCAAAAGCGATGGCAGAGGCTGCCTCGGAATACAGTCTAAAAAATGCAGGACAACAAGCATTAGGCACTGGACTTGGTGCAGTTGGTGTGCTGACAGGCCCATTGGACAAGCTAATCATGGGAACTGCCGCAAAAGCAGGAGCAAAAGGACTAACTGCTAGAGCTGCTGCTGGTATTGCAATAGAGGGTGGAACTGAGGCTCTACAAGAAGGGCAAGGAAAATACGCGGGTAACGTGGCAGCTATTGATGCTGGAGTTTTAGATGAATCACAAGCGTTTAGAGGTGTAGCTGGAAGTGCGGCATTAGGTGGCGTAGTTGGTGGAACGCTAGGTGGCGTTAGTGGCGCTGTGAGTGGTGGAGCAAGTGCAGCCCCACTACCAGACGCTGAATTTGGACTAGAGCCGACAAAATCACCTCTAACAGCAAAGCAACGTGCTGATATTCGAGCAATGCCGCAAGAGGAAGCGTTTACAGCTTACGCCGCTACAACTGGTGCTGACTTAACAAACCCAGAAGTAAATGCAACAACCTTGCAAGAGTTTGAATCGTTACGCACAGAACCGACTATTCAAGATGGCGCTGTAGCCAAAGCTATTACTGCTGAGGCTATTTCAGGCTTAGGAGAAAAAAATGCTATTACCGAACTTAGAGGCACTCTAGGTAAAGCAGATAAAAACACCTTGTTTGATGGATTGATAGTCGGAGATGATAAAGATGCTGCAACAATATCAACCAAGGTGGATGATGCTTTCAGCTTTTTAAGCGCTGCTGCAAGTGGTAAAGGTAACTTTTCAAGCTATACGGAAGCTGAGTTTGCAGATACGTTAGTTGAGAACATTGCTTACATTGAGCAAGTAAACGAAGCTATTAAGGCTGATAACGCATTAAAAAGCAGCCTTGCAGAACCTACACGGACACAAGCCGCACAAGAAGTCGTTAAAGCAAACGAAAATCAACTTAAAGCGGCACAGCAAAACGAAGCTCAAAAAATAGTCGCCGATGCTAAAGCGGCAAAAGAAGCGGAAGTATTGGCGAAGAAACAAGAGCAGATTGATGCGCTTGCAGCTAAAAAAGACATGACCAACAAGGGTATAGCTGCTAGAAAACAAGCTGCACAAGATGCTAAAGCTGTAAGGAAATCAGAGGCGACTAAAACAAAAGAACTAAGAGAAAATGCTTCGTTTGTAAGTAAAGAAACGCAAGAAGAAGCAAATAGGAAAATGGTAGAGTACCATGAATCTAGCGGAACACCATTAGAGGAAATCGCTAAATTTCACGCATCAAAATTTAAAGGAAATAAAAAAGCATTTGAAGAAGGCACATTAAAAGCATTACAAGACGATAAGAATTACATTAAACCAACTCAAGCCGAAGTCTTAAAATCAGGATTTATCTCGAAGCACAAAGGTGACAAATTACGCAATGCAAATTCAACTGCTAGAATTATTGCAGGAGCAAGAGCGACAAATGATGAAGTGCAGTCACAAGTTATTGCCGAAAGATTGACTGCCGAATATAAAAAATTCTTAGCCGATAAAGAAAAAGGGAGCGCCGTCGCGCAAGACCCAAAGCAACTAGCGGAGATGCAGAAAGAATTAGAACGATTGACGCAAGAATCGCAGAGCTTAAAGCAGAAATCGAACGCGCAAAGCAATGAACAAAATGACAATACCAAAACAAACGTGGACATTGCTAAACCAGTGGCTACAACGCTGCCTGCGGGGAAAGTAAATGAACCTACTACTAACAATCCTAACGCTAGCGTCACTGCTAGTAGCAGTAGTGCTATTCCTAATGGCAATTCTGTTCCTAATACCAGCGCACAGTCTAATGCAGGGGGCAAAGCAGTTGTGGCAGGTAGCGCAGAGAATGTACAACCAACGAAGAAAGCGAATTTAGCGTCAATTCCAGC